ATACACACTTCGCCCGCCCACATAATAGATTAAATTAAATTCATTCTTTCTTCAAAATCTGTAATAGGATAAACAGTATTTAATGTAGCTTTATAATTTATAATATATTCTGTTTCCAAAATAAAACCCGACCTTTTATCACAAACAGAACATTCTATTATTTTCTCCATAACGAAATTATCCCATCCACCATTATTACGAATATACCTATAAAGTAAAGTATAATATTGAATACCATTTTTATTATCAACACTTTTTCTATGTTGTTCTTTGCGTCTTTCAAAATCAATAGTAGAACCAATATATATATTATCGTCATCTTCTTTTTTTGAAACAATTTTATAAATAGTAAAATTATCATATTTATTTCTATTTTTCATTTCAGGATGTTCTTCTTCTATTTCACTTTCTTCAGATTCATTAGACGAATCAGAATCACAATCATGAGAATTAAAAGAAGAAGACGAGTCATTATCAGAACTATCACTAGATGAACTAAGTATTGTTTCTGAATCAGAAAGTTTATTAATATCTTCTGCGATAATATAACAATCATCTTCACTATCAGAACTTTCTACTTCTTCTATTTTTCTTTTCATTATACTATATAATATAATGAAAATTTTAAATATTTAAATTATTTGAAAAAATCCATAGTCCTCACAAAACCATTTGAAATTATGCATAAAACCTTGATTATTTAAATTATCTATAATATGACTTTCGTCATAACCTAACATTAAACAATTATACATTGTATATAAAATAAAATCTAAATTGACATATTGTTCATTTTTCTCATCTGGGTGAATATAAATATTATTTTCTATTTGAGACATTATAAAAATTCTATGTTTATGTAAAGCTAAATTAATTAATTCACTTTTTTCAAAATCATTAATATTAACTCTTAATACTTTTTGTATTTCCATTAAATATATATATACAATATATATTTAAATAAAATTAAAAACTTATACTTCAGAAACTACTTTTGATTTTTTATTATTTTTTCTTTTTTTAGTAGTAATATTTTCGAGTATAGTCGGTATGACATTATCATGTTCACTTTTTTCAAATTCAATTAGTTCAGATTTTACAACTTCAGGTTGAGGTTCTAATTCTGGAATTTTAACTTTCTTTTGTCTTTTAGGCTTTTCCTTGACTTCTTCAATAACAGGTAATTCTTCTTTATGTTCTTCAATAACAGGTTCTTCAACTTTAACTTCATCTTCTTTTGGTTCATCAATTCTTACATCAATTTCTTTTTCAGATTTTTTTCTTTGATAATATTCTCTACTTTTAGTTCTTTTATATTCTAGAAATTGAGGGTCATTTTCTTTACGTTGTTTATAATAAAGTTTTCTTTGTTCATTTACTTTATCCCTATTTTTTTCTCTATATTTCAAAGTAGCTTTTTTTTGTGATTCAGTATAAGACGAATAAATAATATTATAAGGTTCAGTTCTTTGAGGTTCATTATATAAAACTTCTGTCATTATATATATTTTTATAGTATTAATTCTTTATATATATTATAATTGATTTATTGTACAAGGAATTTTAAAAGCATCTATATCACCCCTTTCTCTTTCATTATCTTTAGAAATATTATCTATATCAATAGGAACTCTTTTATTAGCATCAGTACTTCTAAAGAAATGTTTTAAAATAAATTCATTTTTCTTAAAATCAATACTAGTATTTAAATCATCAAACATATCTACAAAATCATTTACATCAGTATATAAATGTCCTGTTCTATATGGACTACTATTAATATAATGACCTAAAGCTAGACAATAATATCCACATGCATTATTTAATAAACTTTGTATATCTCTTTCAGTATGAGGTAAACCTTTTATTCCTGTTGTTTTTTCTACTACTTCTTTTACATGTTGAGGAGGTGGAGCACCATAACTATCAAAATAAATTGATTCCATTTTATCATTTGGATATTTATTGCATTGTAAAAAAGTCCAATGTGTTCCGTCATTTTCATGTCCGTCTTCATCATGAGAATCTTCAATATTAATTATATAACATTTATTAAATTCAATTGGATATTCTAATTCATTTTTAAAACAACATTCCGCAATTGGAATATTCATTCTTTTAGATAAATCATAAATTTGAGAATCTGATAATGCCATTTATATATAATTATTATAATTAAATATTTATATATATTTACTATTAAATTAATTTATTTATGAATTTATTCATTATTTTCTTTTTTTTCTTATTTTTCCACCTTTAATTTTTTTATAAATATTATATGCTGGGTCATATTTAGCTATTGTATTACCTACAGTTCTTAAATCATCTTCTATTCCTCTACCATGCATTAATTGGTCTGCATTATGAAATGCATTTGAAACTACTGGTCTAATATTTGAATATAAATCTTGTGCTCCTCTTCTTGCACTATCATATGCTTGTTCGGCATCGTCACGAATACCTCCACCATGTCCACCTGCATAAAGTCCAGTTCCAAGACCCGAACCACTATATCCAAGTCCTTGACCACCATTATTAAATTGTTGAAATTGAACTGGAAGCATATGAGACATAGAAAAATTAGCCGTTAAAGGTTGAGAAACTAAAGCTTGAGGAAAATAATTAACATGGTTACCATTCAAACCAATAGTACCACCTTCAATTAATTTTTTATGTCTTGTATGATGCATTCCATAACCATAAATATCTGCCGATGATGAAACTGGAGCTTCATATCTTTGAGCTATTCCTGAATTATTCATTTTACTCAACATTTCATTAGCCCCTGCACTTTGTAATCCTGCTCTATTCATATAATCATAATTAGTTCCAAGATGTTCATTAATTAAATTATTTGCATGAGCTTTTGCTTCTGAATGTTCTAATGTATTAGGACCATGTTTTCTCATTTCTTTTACTTTAGAAATTGCATGATGATATTTATCTGGATTATCTATATAATCAACTGCTCCCGCACTCAAAGCGGCCGCTGCTGGAATTAAATAAGGTGCAAGAGGGGCAAGAGTTCCACCACTTCCAAAAGTAGCAAGACCACCAAGACCGGCTGCCCCTGCCGTTATTGCACCCACTGTTGCCGCTTTTGCATATGGTTTGATTTTATCACCTACTTGATAAGCTAAGTCTCGAACACCATGTTTTTCTAAAAATCTATCAAATTTAGGACCAAATATTCCGCCTCCTGTTCCATGATAATCTCCTAAAGCTTGATGTTCTTCGGGTGTTAGACTTAGATTTCTTTCTAATTCTTCTTCATCTAATTTTAAATCAGTTCCATTACCTTTATTAAATGCTCTCATTGCTATATCATATGTTTCTGGTTTTACTATAATATGACAACCCATTCCATGCTTTACTCTTACTTTTTTCCCTTTCCTCATTTTATGCATTTGAGGAGTACTACATTCTACAGTCAAAATATGTTTCATAATAATATAATATTTAATTATATTATTATAAATTTAAATATTTAAGATTAATAATCTAATCTTCTATTAAACCCTTGCTCTTTTCTCTCATCCATTATGTTGAAATAAAAAAATTGAAAAACTCTAGACACGGGCTCCGGTAAGGATATCTATTGAGATGGTATCCACTCCGAATTCTACAAATACAATAAAATCCAAAGCTTTAGAACTTAGATTTTGTCCAATAATTTGTACTGATTTAGGAACAGATTGTTCAGCAGGAAGCATTCTTTCAACATTGACATAATAATAATTATAACACATATCAAATGCTTGTCTAGAAACTAAACCAGAATTCAAACCGTCTGTCATTCCACCATTTACAGCATTATATCCATAAAGTTGATTATTATATTGTTCAAAATTATATTTTTCAGTATTATAAATTGCATTTTGACCAGAAATTTGAATATTAAAATTTCCTAGATAAGTCAAAGGTGATGTTGGACCAGTTCCAGCAGGGTCATAAGGACTTTGCCAGACTGGTGTACCTGTCAAAAATCCAGTATTTTGACTCATTGTTGCAATTGCAGGAGCAATAGTTCCTATAGATGTAGTATTATTTGCACCAGTAGCAGAAGAATAAAAAGGTAAAATTAGAACAGATTTAATATTTGCAATACCATTAGTAATTAAATTTGAATAAGTTTGTTGAGGAGCAATATTTTGAACTTGGTATTGGTAAATATCAGTATATTTAATATTTTTAACTGGATTAGATAAATATGCTTGTTCAAAAGGTGGATTAAAAGTATATGAAGGAATATACAAATAAATACTTCTTGATAAAGGAGCAGTAGCTTGACCAGCTAGAGCACCTAAAGCTTGGTCAAGACAAAAAGCACCTACTGATATATTTAATCTATAAGTAAAAACGGCAGTATTCGCAGCGGTTGCAGCAGCATTATTACTTCCTCTTGGTAATAGAGACCATCCTCCATTTTGTTGTGTGAATGTTGTACCCGCACCCGTAAGTGTTGCGGGAATATTTGAACCTGATGCAATCATAATAGGATTTACTCCACCAAGTGGATTTTGAATCGATTTAACAACAGATTGAACTGAAATAAGACCAGTAGCAGGAACAGCATCACCAGCAATAGAAGCATTACAAAATTCTGTTGTAGTATTATTTAAATTCATTGTCATTTTCATAAATGCACCTTTAATTAAAGGACAAAAATTAAAAAATGAATGAATATGTTTTAAATAAACAGTTGCAACAACAGCAACTTGATACATACTACCACCATTAATACCACCAGCAACTTTATTATAAATATAACCTTTCCATAATGTATTCAAAGCGTTTCTACCTCCGAATGCATTATTGATAATATTTCCTTGAGCCGTTCCAATAGGAGCATCGCCACCAAAAAGTAGATTACCAAAATATTGAGTACTCTGATAAAGTCCAGCAGCTAGACCAGTACCAACGGTGTTTTGACCAATTGAACCTTGAACATCAAAATTAATTAATTGTTGTCTTACAATAAAACCTTCATTACCACTACCAGACCTAAAATTATTAAATTGTCCAGTAGGTAGAAGAATAGTATTTAAATTACTATTATTACAAGTTCCATTTCCTACAAGTCCAGTATTAGCATTTAATACTGGAGCAATGTATTGAAAACTCAAAGCATCGTCAGGAAAGAAGCCAATTGTTGGTCCTTGTACATTTACATCATCTAAACTGAGACTAGTCATTAATTTAAATGAATTCCACATATTTGCATATGGAGTTTGTTGGATAATTGTAGTACCATTATAATCTAAAGTAAATGAATGAATAATCTGACCAAACCAATTTTTTAATCCAATAGTATAATCATAACTTGTATTAGATAATGTAGGGTCTGGAATAACAATATTTGGAGCATTAACACCAGCCGAATAAGTTGTTTGTGTTAAACCTAAAGTTAATGTTAAAGGAATACTCAAATATGATTCTCTATAAGACATATATTTATTACTATTACAAATTTGTGAAGTATCAATAATACTTTGATTACTGTTATAATTTTGATTTTGATTATCAAGCATACTAATCCAGTCTTTTCTAATAAAGACTGAAGGAGAACCTTCGATTTCTTGAGATAGGTCAAAAACTAATTTATCACACATTATTATATTATAATATATATAATAATGTATAAATCTTTTTAAATAAAAAATATTGAATTAAAAGAATCGAAGTATTGATTAGAAACTCATTACAATATTTTTTCTTTTTTTAGGTTCAATACTTAATGAACTTAATTTACTTGATAAATTTTTACTTATTCTTCCACCTGACATTCTTTTAGCAAAATTTGAAGCATATGTTTCAGGATTATTACCAGTCGTATGAATATAATCTTCTAAATCCATATAACTAGAACCTGCACCAGGTCCACCTTTACGAATAACAACAGCACCCATACCACGACCTTGAACATGTGGTTTAGGAGACATACCTGCAAATCTATAGCATTTTGTATTATTATAAACCATTATATATAAATAATATTATTTAATATTTATATATTTAAATTATTCTTTAGAAAAACTATAATTTTCTTTTATAGATTGTCATTTATGGAAACTATAAATTATTCTTTTTAGAAAAATCAAAGATTTCTTTAGGTATTTTACAAATTCCCTTTCAACTTATCTTTAATACAAAT